GTCTTTGAACTTCTTTTCATCAATAGCCAGAAAGGGTTTATACTTTCTAGCAGTTCTTATTATATCACGCGAAACTATTTTGTCAACCAATTTTTTGTCCCAATAATCAAAAATATTTGCGAAATGGACTAATAGAGTAAATGTCTCTATTGAGATCTGTTTCCGCAGATATGTCGTCATCAAAATTGGATGTTGACCATCGCGTGATACAAAATTAGCTTGATAATTTTCATCAAGCTGTTTCAGATCAGACTTGAAAATGTAAGAGAGTGACTCTTGTTTTCGTTTCCAATCTACATAGACTTGTTCACCTTCGTGTTCAAGTATATCCTTTATCCAGCAGTTGGGTTTTACCAACATATTGGACATAATTCTGTTGATGTAATCCTCTTTTTGTGCCAGTTTGGCAAAGAAGAATGCATCGTTTCGGGCTCTAAATGAATCCATTGAAGCCCTAACTTTACCATTGTATTTATGAAAATCGTAACCGTCAGTTGTAAAATGCTTCTTTAAAGCAAGATATTTGACGTAGGCCTCAAATGAGGTTTCATTCACATAGGTCGGTGATGTTAGGCTCATCTTGTTTTACCATTCTCAAATCAACAGCTTCAGTTCTTACTTTTTCTTTCAATATCGAAGACTTCTTAACGATGTCAGCGATAGATTCGATCTCAAGATTGTTTTTCTCGGCGTAATGGACGAGAGCATCGATGTATGGAACACCGCGCGCAATCATGTTTGAGATGTCATGGTGGATCTTTTCGGGGGTCATTTTCACAACCGACATTAATACCTCCTTGATTTTTGAAGAGTACATTATATCAGGATATGCATACAATGTCAACCAATTTCGCAAATAAAAAAAACGGCCTGAACATTCTCACATTCAGACCGTCATTATATCAAAGTGCTACCACTATGTCAAGGGTTATTTACAACATCGGTACCGGGATCGAGTACATCATCAACTCCGGGTGGATCTGATAACTTGCGGGGCTTATAAGGGGCATCAAGCCACCAGCGATCGACAGTATAAGTATCACAGACAATGCTATGATAGCAATACGATCTTCTTTTTTGGAATCCGTGGGCTTTTTCATCATTGTGACACTGTCATTGCTATGATAATAAAGGGTAGGGCTATAGGCAAGGTTACTGCTGTTGTGAGGTACACTGCATCACAGAACAAACATAATTTACCATTGTTGCGGAAGTTAGACAGAAGGTTGTTCATGACCCTCCTGCTCCATTCGGTGGTTCGCTATAATCAAATTTTTCATCTCAGAAAAACTCCTTTCATTTGGGGGATTTAAGGTGTAAAAGATAGTTTATTGTTACCTTTTGTAACAATCTTTCATTTTACGATAATATATATACAGCTAGATCGTCAGAATGCGTTATTTCTTCCATTTATTTTTGTCATACAATATATTACATAGCGGAATGTGTTAAGGATCGATCTCCTCAAACAATACATCATTGACATATTGCTCTATCTTACCTTCGTCTAGGTTCATTGCCCTAAGTGAGTTCCAGAGCTGCTTATTCTTTTTCTGATTAACACAGTAATTATTATGCCAATCCAAATGATCAACACCATTCTTCCAAAGAGCCCCATGTTGGACTTCTGAAAGATAGTAAGAAATCAATTTTAATGCATGCTCACAAAACTGCTCTGTTTCTTCACCCTCACGAATATTTCCTGCTGCAACCATATGAGGTGAAAATATCTCTTTGGCCCAATCGGGTAGCTCTCGTTCTTTCTTCCATACCAAATCTCTGGTGGCAAGACCAAATGTGGTAACAATGGGGTGCGTATCGTGAGACACGGGAGAGAAATCAAAAAAAGAACCACTGATTTTATTCGGACCTGCAACAACATCGAGCCCCAAGATAGGGTAATGTAATGAGGCATCTGGGAAGACATTAATGTGTATCAACCAGAGTTTTGGCTTGCCTGGCAATGGCTCAATTATTTTTAGGTGTGCCTTACGAATGGAATCAGATCGCCAAAAGAGATCTGTCCAACCTTCAAACTCATTGACATGCTTTTCGTTATCAAATGATTCTAAATGATTGTCGAATAGTTTAATAATATCGGCCGACAGCTCTCGCAGTCTATTCAGTAATGGTGTATCCATAATGTATCCTGTGGTTAATCAGTTGTTGAGAAAATTGTATCTAATTCCCCAAATAATTTTGTTGCGTATTCAAAGCAAATAATTGCCTCATCGACCATATCATCGTACAACAATTCTCGAATACCAGAAATCAATTCTCGTCTATTCTCAAATTCATACATTGAACCCGAGCCTGGTACTCTCTTTTTAATAATCTGACCACCGTGCATATCGCCGAAATGTCTTACATAAAGGTGGGCCATTAGATCGTCGTTATCTTCTAGGCTTAAAATATGATCGATGTAGTCATCAACAGATCTTAGGTTTTCAGAAATCCATGTTAAGTTGTAGGACTCTTCTAATTCACACAAATCGGCCAGGATCTTGTCTGCCCTAAAGACACCGGTGAGTTCTTGTGCTAGATGTACACGTTCCTCAAGTGCCCGGTAAATTTCATATTGTGATTTTAAATAATATTGATATGCGACAGGAGTAATATCTCCACTAATCAACATACCGGCGAACCTTGATTGTTCGGCCATATCGTGGTGTTTCTGGGTTAATTGTTTTAGACTGGTAGCCATATTCCCTCTCATTATTATTAGTGCCCCGGTTCGGTAGCAGGGCTGGGGCCACACCCTGTAGCGAGGCTGCGACTGCCTCGAGTGAATTTATTTATATAAATAATTAAAATTCAAATAATAAGGGGGGTTTATATGCTGAATGAAGCTGCGAGACAATACGAAAAACATGTAGTTACCAGTTGGTTGGGACAATTACATGCAAAATTAGCCGCGGCAGCATATGAAGATCCCGATGTAGCAAAACCAATCTATAAGGCAGAAGGTTTCACCGGATCGAAATTTTTCGAAAAGGATGGAGCTCAAGCCTATGCAGTTTGGAACAAAGAATATATTGTTCTTTGCTTTAGGGGCACCGAGCCAACAGAAATTAGTGATCTCAAAGCAGATCTTAATGCCTGGCCGGATCGTGGAGAAGTTGGGGGACTTGTTCACGATGGCTTCCAAACCGAGGTGGATAAGATTTGGGGAAGTATTCTTAAAACAGTTTCTTCAAAAACTCACGCCTCTAAAAAGTTGACCATGTGTGGCCATTCGCTCGGTGGGGCAATGGCCACACTGGCAGCTTCCAGATTAAAAGACAGAGTACATTCTCTCTATACATTTGGTTCACCCCGTGTTGGCAATAAGAAATTTGTCAACGCAATTAAAGACCTGACCCATTATAGGTTTGTTAACAACAACGACATCGTTCCTACAGTTCCTTTCATGTGGATGGGTTACCGACACCACGGTGAATGTATGTACTTTAATTACTCTGGCATCTTAAGAAAGTTTACCTTCTGGGAAGATCGGCTGGATAAATTGAAGGGCAAATGGACAGCTCTTAAAAAGGGTCAAGTCTTTGATGGACTGTACGATCACGGTACAAATTATTATTGTCAATATACAGCGAGTAATTATGAACATCAAGGAAAGAATAGCAAGAGCTAAAGTATTAATCATGGGTATGTTCGACCCCTCATGGGATTGGAAACTTGGTCTAAATGTCAACGAAAGACTCAGAAGGTTAGAAGAGTGGACTCATCCGCCTGTTGCTCCTGGTGGTGCAACTGAGCTTGATGATAAAATCCGTAAACTAGAAAAAAGAATAACAAAGCTGGAGAAGAAATAATGTCAGAAGACGAAACAGAAACTCATCGCGAGATTATGAATCACTATAGCAACTACTTAATGGAAGAGGCTAAGTTCGAACAGAAAGGTATTAAGGCTTCAGCAACAAGAGCTCGTAAGCACTTGGGCGAGATCGGCAAATTAGTAAAGATCCGACGTGCTGAAATTCAAGAAAAGAAAAATAGCATGGAGAGTAAGTAAAGGCCAAATGAAATGGAAATTTTGGGGGATTCATCCTCCCGAAAAAGAAACGATAGATGTCATGAAGGACGATACAGATCCTTCCGATGTCAGCATCGAAAACGCTTATAAGACTCGGTGGATTTGGTACCATACAATTTTGGCATTGGAAATTTTGATGACTAATATATTATTGATCGCTATACTCATTGTTTTATCAATAAAATTATAAGGAATTATTCAATG